TCCTATGATGATGCCCAAGCAAATACGGCTGCCCAAAGTCCCAAAACAATAATTCCTAATCCAAAGTGGATAAAAAGCGCACCGGCTATTGTTAACATGATTGATACGACCAACAACCATTGAGCTTCTTTCATTTCTTCCCCCTTTTTATCGCGTACCAAAGTAGCGCAAGGTAAATTATCGCCGTGCAGAGTTTAAGAACGTCTGGATTCGCGAACTCAGAATACGCAAGTGTCAACATAACCAAACCTCATCCCCACACCCTTCCCAATTCCCAACAGATTATGCACTCAAGGTCGCCGGGGTCGTCCGGCCAAAACCAGCGGCCACACGATACGCACTTAAGATGTGCGCCCTTTGTTATGTCGATGAGCCACATACCGAACACCAGGGCTGCGTCGGTCATAGGGCCAACCTCTCCATCGTTGCGAAATATTCACGAAGGCAGTTTCCACAATGCCGACAAGCCGTAGTTCCGTTTTCGCCTTCAATCTTCCCACACGAATAAACCCACTTATTATAAAAGAATCTCTGCATTACCATCTGCCAACCCGCCGTTGTTATCGCCCAATAAGAATTAAGCGTTCTTTTTCGCCAAGTATAAAATTGCTGATGGTCTTCTGGAATTGTCTGCCGGAAATACGCCATAAAAGTGAGAATAACGGGAACGCCCGCGCTTGTATAAAATTCAACTGCGTTTTCGGCAACATTGATGTTCCATGTATTCGTTCTAAATCTTACAAACATAAGCTTCGCGGGAATATCGTTTAACAGATGAAATTTCTCGTCTGTCATCACGCCAGGATTTAACGTAAGCACAACTGGCGCATCAAAACTTTCCAAATTGTTTGGCAGCGCGGTGTTGTAGAATTTCCGAGGAAATTGTTTACAGGTTTCCATGACAATATCTTTTTGGATGTTGCTATCATTCCCGTCATTGACGCGCACAATGCGCCCATGCACCATTTCGCGCGGAGGCAAGTTTGGAAGATTTTCCGCGAGTGGTTCAAGATAAGACCTTCCGGATTGAAAGAAACAATCTTCACAATTATTTGGGCAAGTCCCTGTCTGTGGAATGGCGCAGATGATTCCACTACCTTTCGTTTTTGGATTTTCTATATATTTCATCTCATTCCCTTTCGGTCTTTGTTCTCGCAGGCACATAGAAATAGATCTGTATGCCTAACCCTTGTAGTGCCTGAAACACCTTTCCGATATGACACGTTTCCTTGCCGTTCTCTACATCACTTAAAAACCTGTAGCCGAGATTCAGCAATCCGGATGCCGTGACCAGTGTAATTCCCTGCTCGTTCCTTGTGGCGCGGATCAGCTTTCCAAGTTCCGGTATGTCTGCTTTAATGACTTTTGCTTCTGGCGGGAGTGTTATTTCTTGAGGAACATAGTCGGCGAGAATATTTTCAACCACGTTAATTAGGTGCTTTGTGGGACAGTTAAACAACTCTCTACCAAGAGCCGCAAAGGGCTTCATCTTTATAGTTACCGCGTTCTCATACCTTCGCGCTTTTTCAATATCCATCTTCCATCGTTTAACAACGCGCCATGCGCCATAGAGTTCGTTAACGCGGCGGCTAACATTGTTGGAAACGCCTATCTTACAAAATCCTGGCATTAACTTATTTTTCAAAATGTAGAGACAGGCCATGTTTCACCTATTGTAAAAAATACAGGCAAGGTTATAATTTATGCCCCCTTCTCTTTTCTTAATTCCCAAAACCTGCACTTCCTGTAAGGGCATACATACTCTTTCTTGCCTGACTGATTGTAGTACCTGAGACACTTGGCGCAGATTGTTTCAAGGATTGTCATGTTAAACCTCCCTTAATGCGCTGTAGATATGTTGTAATGGGTAGAACTTTTTCACGACTTCAATCTGTCCTCTGTTTTTCGGGAACTTTAGAATCAGGCCGCCGATGGTTGGTTGCGTGTAGGGAAATTTTGCTGCGTCCTTTATCGGATGCCAGAACTTCCATGTAGGAGCTATAAGATTTATTCGTGTCTCGGTATCGACTCTAAAGTGTTTATGGTGGTGTCCATAAATTATGATGTCGGGGTCTTCGTGGAGTTTAGACTTAATGGCGGAGAAATAGAGACTGTTGCGGTCAAGCATGGTTGAGCGGTAAAGCATGGCTTCTCCGCCCTTGTGCGTTGCCCATACGATATGGCCTGTTTCCTGAATCTTCCCGTTGAAAATATATTCACAGTAAGTTCCGTCTAAAGCATCCGCAATTCCTTTTTCAATGTCTGTATCTTCTGAATCGTGATAATCAGAGGCGCGAAGGTTGAAATACTTTTTCCCGGCAACATAAGGGCGCAACAAAATCTTATAAGCATCACATTGAACGTCTATGTTTGCCGTTACAAGGGCGCGGCCATATCCCTTCTTGTTTTTCCCTTCTATCGCTTCGCCTAAGTCTAAAACTGTTTCGGCGTTTCGCACATCCTCGCAAGTCCAGAAATCCCGCCAGTATTGAAGTAGGACTTCCTGAGCAGGAGAAAGGTTCGCAACCATACCTTTGTTATATGTGAAGTTTTCAGGCCAAAGGGCGGCTTCGTGTCCCACTTGCACATCCGAGACTATAGCCATTATAGACATTCTTGCTTTCCTCGCATAAGTTGTTTGAACGCCTCAAAATTGATGTCTGGTTCTTTTCGTATTATCTCAAGTCCCATTCTTACTATCTTGCGCCGAAGAGAATCTATTGAACGAGAAGGAAAAACATTACAGCATTGCTCAATGGTGCAGCCATGCTCTATTAAGGTCTTTAATATTTCCTCTTCTTTTTTAGTCCATATTTGACCTTTGTTCATTCACCCTCCTCTTTTCCACCACGTTTCTTGACTTTGCTCTCTTTTGTGGGGGAAGCGTGTTGCTCTGCGATCTTCTTAACAAGCACCGCCCACCCGTCTTTTCGTTTGTGGCCTGATAGAAACCCCTTTTCGATTACAGTGGCATTAACCGCGACAAGATACTCGTAATCGGCCACGCCCTTAACCGTCTTCACGTTTCTTATGTAGAGAGTAAGCATTGTATGGTTAAACCCTACGATTGTATGGTATTACGCTCAATGTCGGAATTCTGCCGACATACTGTGTTCGATTTGCTTTCCGCCAAATCTATATTTAGCCTCTTCGCCCAATACTCCGCGTTTCCGCGAGCGGCGAGCGCGTTCTTGAACCTTCGGCCTCCATGCACCATTGCACCTTTCTTTTTGGCAAGCTCGATATGCCAGAAGCAACATTTGACATATTCGTTAAGTATGAGCTTGCCGGGGACGGGCTTCATTCTATTTCCTTTTGTTGAAAAAACTGTGTACTTTTTTCATCATGACATTCGGGGCAAGTGGTTTCTAAATACTCAGGACTGCAAAGCAATTCCGCAAAAACTAAATCAATAACTTTCTCCCAATTGTCTATACCCTCCCGATGATGCACTTCAATCTTTTGTTCTTTACCCTTCGCCTTCGATTGCTTCCTGCCGCAAAATCGGCACGTGTAATTGTCGCGCCTGAGAGCCGCCGCCCGTTCCCTTGACCTTAACCAGAGCTGGCGTAATGCACTTCGCACTTTTGACCGTGGCGTGTTAGGTAGGCGTTTACCCATATCTCTCAATCCTGATTCAAAAAACCCGTTTCAGCTACCGTTTTATTTTGCTCCGTGAAGGGTTTCCAACCCCTTTTCGCGCCGGATTCTTTCCCATCCTGTACGGGAACGCCGGGCAATCAAAAATCCCGCACTCTGAAACGAAACTCGTATGACCACCCATGCACTGAAGGCAGACTTTGCGAAACAGCTTCACCGATGGTCTTCCCTTACCTAAACGGTAGGGATGAAAGACGCAGATATGCCAACCCTCTTTATTCGCATCACAGGATTCTATTTCGTTGTACTTCCCGCCCGTACACTGGACGCAGTATTTTCTAAGAGCTTCTTTTGGTGTCATCGTAATCCTATGCTCATTACATTGTCATATTGGTGTTCGACAATCACATTGCACCGTTCACAGTATTTTCTTCGCACTTCAATCGGCAGATGCTTCGGAGCGATCACCCATATGGTGTGATTCTTACCACAGCGTGGGCATTTCGCAGGTTCCTCTCTATGTTCCGTCCAATCCGAAACCTCATGCTTCCGGCTGTAGTCCGTTGACTTTGCCCTTGAGAACTTCTTAGCGCAGTCTCTGCAATACCTGTATCCCGTCTTCGGTTTGCCACATGCACAGGGCTTCATGTTCTTGCGCATAGATGCTCCTATGTTAAAAAAGCGTCGGGTTTTGTTCATCACGGATTCTTTTTTCTTCCCGCTTCTCTTGCTCCTTCGATAATCCCTCTTTACGATGCTCTGTACAGATGCCAACCCTCTTGTTGTCAACCCGATGAAACGTCACCTTGTTGCAGGTCGGACACCATTTAGTAATCCGGCATGTGTTGCGTGGATAATGCTCCATAGATGCTCCTATGGTGTTGCGGTAGAAATGTCCTACCAGTTTGCTATTAAAAAATTACTGTATGTAAAGAGTGTAATAAAATATATTTGTAAAGATTGTGCTGTGGAACGGTGGAAATGGTACAAAAAAAATTAAAGCAAGAGGTCTTTATAATTAGACCCTAACGTATCTGCTATCTTTTTAAGTGTAGAAATTTTGGTAGATTTATTGTTGAGGATGTCATAATATGCTTGCTTAGTCATGCCTACTTTGTTAGAAAGCTCAACAATACTAAGCCCTTGCCGTTTCCGCTTGCGTTCAAGCCTCTCAATATTTATGCTCTCCATAGAACTTACCCTATCATTTCTGCCGTGCCTTGTCTACTTTTTTCTTAAAATATTTTATTTGAAATCCCTTTAAGATTTTTCTTGACTTGTCCGATATAAAGTATATACTAAGGTCAAATTTAGGAGGAACATATGAAATACAAACATTCGCCTACTTGGAAGCCGCGCCGCGTAAATCTAACTTGTCAACATTGCGGGATCACATTTACCGTTATGCCGTGCAGGGTAAAAAGGTCAGCATCTAAATTTTGCAGCCGGGAATGTTGGCATTCCTGGCGCATTAAAAATCATATCCGTTCGCTTCCCAAAACATCCCATAACCAAAACATGCTTAAGCATGACACTAATGTTTCTACCATTTATAAGAGGGTACAACGGCGATTAGGCAAAACTGTCGGCGAATGTTCTATTTGCGGGTTCCCCGGAGAACTATTTAAGCATCATAATGATTATAGCCAAGAGTTAGAAATATTGCAGCTTTGTCCGAGTTGCCACACTTTTCTTCATAGTAATACGGCTCATTCTAAAGAAATTCTTGCATATAGAAAAGATGTTTATTTGCGCGCATCAATAGCGCAAAAAGAAGTTGTTTCAAGTACAACCCGAACACCGGCGTCTTTGGAATCTGTCGAATCTGTGATGTCGCGATAATAAGTATCGCATATGGCACACGAGGGTAACGGATACTTTATGGACAAGGGTGAAGCCCGGACGAATAGCCGATCTGGGAAGCAGTAGGGGCTTTGGCAAAGCAAACACATTTAGAAAGGGGGAAGGCGTTGGCAATAATAGAGGCGGAAAAATGGAAAAGTTGGGAAGTTGCAAATCAAGACCCTTATGGCAAATGTTGCGTTGATGTTGCCAGAGAGGTCATGCGGCTTCTCGATGAGGAAGATGATTTTGACACACATGAAATAATTTGTCGTGCAGACAAGAACATCGGAGCCGGGGGCATAACGGGATTTATGGCGGGATGTGTCGCAAGTATGGTTTCTGGCTGCCATAGTCGCGGTGAGGATTTCCGGCGCAAATGGAATACGGACAATCAAATAAAAGATGAGGGGGATAAGGCAAACGAAAGCGGAGGCGTTCTAAATCCCGCAATCCTCTGCATCGGCAAGTAGCTCTTTCAAGGCGGGGATGCTCCCCGCCCAAATCACGCGGGGGTGTCCATAGAGTGTCGGACGGCTATCGACCGAGTCGTCAAGGAGAACTCTAGCAAGTATTCCGACTTTAGCTTGCCCGCCCCCGCCAATCCTGAGAGGGGGAGGAATGAAGAAATGATTACGAGTTGGGATATTTATTGGATTACGCGGTTAGATGAAATTCACGGAATATGTTGGTTTCTGGTTATTGCCGCCGCTATCACGATTGCGGTTCTATTAGCTATGGCGGTTTGGGCGGCAGACCAGATAGAACCAGAGAAGGCCAAAAAACGTTTATCTCTTTCAATCAAAATGGCTGTCTTTGCCTGCACCATTTTTATTTTCGGTAGCTTTGTGCCGTCAACGAAAGATTTTGCTGCAATCTACCTGATTCCGAAAATCGCCAACAACGAACAGGTGCAGAAGGTTCCCGAAAACCTTGTCAGGTTGCTCAACACAAAAATGGAAGCGTGGATTACAGACATGACTCCGCAAAAGGCAAAGAAATGAACCCCTACGAATCCCGCGTTGCCCGGCAGTACGAGTACGACCGTTTGATGGAGGCAGGAGGGGAGTTTCGGGAGAAACCCGACAACACGGATTACCTTATCGAGAATAAGATACTTGATGCTTACTACAGGGAGAAGGAGGGGGAGAGATGAACCGCATCGACCGCATCTTGCTTGACAAAATCAAATCGGCTTTCGGCTTTCTGTTGGCAATGTTCATCTGGATGTTCTTCGTCGTCTGGATTGCCAACGTCGTACATTACAACCAAGTCAACCGCGAGCTTTTCGCGCCGACTGAGGAAGCATACAGGAGAGCTTTCGTGGATGTGGTGCGAGAAATAATGCCGTAGGAAGGAGAAGAAATAATGTGCTGCGAATATAAAGACGAGTGCGGCTATGCCGACGAGAACGCTTGCAAATACGAAGGATGCTTTCAGGACTGCGCTCTGTGGCGGTATTTTGTTGTCAGAGAGAAATTGAACCGTCAGCGCACCCGCCTCTCCGCCGTGGCATCGGACAAGGGGCAGATAAACTTTCCCGAATTAAAGCCCATCACCCGCAAGGTGCGGCAGATTGATATGGAGGTGTTCAAGTGAAAACAAAAGCGCATCAGCGATACAAGACAAAGGACGGCACTATCGTTCCCGGCGTGACTACGATTACAGGCATCCTTGACAAACCCGCCCTTATTTACTGGGCATGGGACTTGGGCATGAAGGGAATAGACTATAAGAAGTTCAAGGATGACAAGGCCGATATTGGTACGCTTGCCCATGACATGATTATCTGCCACCTGTTAGGGACAACGCCCAACCTTGACGATTACACAAAGAACCAGATCGGGCAAGCCGAGAACGCCCTTATATCTTTCTTTGAGTGGGAGAACGGAAAGAACATTCAAGTAATCCATGCCGAAAAAGCATTGGTTTCTGAGGAGTTCAAGTACGGCGGCCAGTTCGATATTTTAGCTGTTATAGACGGCATCAGTACCCTTCTGGACATCAAGACGGGGAAGGCAATATATCCCGAAATGGTGATCCAGTTAGCGGCATATGACCAGCTTATCAATGAACAGATAAACGGCGTTGTGAAAAGCGCAAAAATACTCCGTGTTGGCAGGGATGAAACAGAGGGTTTCGATGTGCGGGACTTCACGGACAAGCTAACCCCGGCATGGAGAATATTCAAACATCTTTTGGGAATATATCAGTTAAGAAAGGAGTTGCAATAATGGACAAGGCACTCGCTGTAAAGGTCGAGCAAAAAGAAATGGTCATTACGATGGATGACATTAAGAAGTACATCGCGCCGAAGGCCACGGACAAAGAGCTTTTCATGTTCATGGGTATCTCAAAGAGCTACGGCCTCAATCCGTTCAAGCGTGAAATCCATTTTGTGAAGTACGGCGATAACCCGGCCTCTATCATCGTGGGGTATGAGCAATACCTAAAGAGGGCAGATCGGACGGGCAAGCTCGACGGCTGGTCATGCTGGATTGAGGATTCGGGGAAGCCCACAGAGAAGGCAGTAATTGAGATCAGGCGCAAAGATCAGGCGAACCCTATCAAGTGGGAAGTATTCCGCAAGGAATTTGACAAGAATCAATCAACGTGGAAGTCCATGCCCACCTTCATGCTCAAGAAGGTTGCCATAGCCCAGGGTTTCCGGCTTGCCTTCCCGGATGAACTCGGAGGGATGCCATACATACCAGAGGAAATGCCAGCCGACAAGGGCGGTAGCGTGAAATCAGAGGACTTGTCTAAAGAGGCGATAGACATTACCCCGGAAGAAACCACGCTCGAAGCCGAACAGAAAACCGAAAACGAGGCCGAGATCATCGACGGCCTTAAAAAAACAATATCCGGCATGATGAAGGGCTTTACCAAAGAGAGCAAGGTAGAGTTCTTCAACTACGTCATCGAAAGCGAACCTACGGTTGACAAGTTGCAGAAGTTCATTGATCGGTATGATGAGTACAAAGACGCTTTTATGAAGATGAAGGTGGCATAAGAGGTCGAGACCAAGGGTTGAAATCTACTCGGGGCGCGTTGTCGCTGCCGGTCGAAGGTAGGAGGCGGGGCATGGAGGATAAGGGGAAACAGGAGTTGACGGAGACAAAAGAAGAAAGAATAAAACGTATGAGTCGGGAACGGGCAAGCCGTTGGCGGGCAAACAATAAAGAAAGACACGCCTCTTATACCCGCCAATGGAGGTCTGGCAATAGAGATAAGGCACGCAAACATAGCAGGGACAATTACGTTAAAAACACGCCACAGCACAGAGTTCATAGTTCTGTTTTTAAGGCATTGGCATCTGGTCGATTGAGTAAACCAAATGCCTGTGAGAGATGTGGATTGTCTGCCCCCGACCTTCATGCGCACCATGAAGATTATCAAAAGAGACTTGCCGTAAAGTGGTTATGTAGAGATTGTCATGCAGAAGTGCATACAAGAAAGGCGGTTGCGATATGACCGAAAACGATAAGGACTTATTGATGAATTTTTTGGGTGAAACCGACCGTCCATATAAACGGAATTTTGAAAGTGCTGACGACATGATGGCGGTCAAGGATAAGCTCGTGGAGAAGGGGCTACTGATTCCGTTCTCGATATGGGCATGGGAAAACAGAGACCCACGATTACTTATTGACCCTGAATCGGGAAAGGCATTTTGGGAAGAACCTTATGTAATGTGGTTTTGGGAACTCATGCAGCCCGCCCGTTTTTGCGAGTTGGCCTTGCAGTTCTTGAGGGGGAGGGAGTGAAATGAGCAGATGTCTATGTTGTGGTTTAGAAATTACGACTGGGGGATGCGGTTGCGCAAATTTTCCACCGTTCCTGTCCGTTGTTCCGATGCCTCAGTACGGCTGGATATGTCCGAAGTGCGGGCGGGTTTATGCACCATCGAACATAGCTTGTCTTTCATGCAACATAGACCCTAAACCGCCTATACAAGGCGGACAAGAAAGGGTTGATATACCGAAGTAGCACACCCGAAAGGAGGGGGCGAATGAAATTCAAAAAGGGAATGAAGGTTACAAAGTATTTACACGGCGCAGGTGTTACGTCAACAGAAGATGATGTTGTTGTAAAAATTCAAAAAGAAAAGGTGTGGGTCGCGGGTTCGGGTACGCCCTTTATCAACGGGAAAAAAGATGGCGTATTTGGATTTTGGGAAGAGATTAAACCATAACCAATAACTAAATTGGTGAAGAGGAAACGGTATATGATGCTTAACGAAATAGCAGCAAAGTGGTTGGGGAAAAAATACGAAGTTCTTCCCCATTTAGGAGAACCAAAGAATGTCTATCTTCTTGAAGGAGAAGACATCAATGACCCCATGAAGCGGCACTATGTTCTTTTTGACCCCCTGCATGATTGGGGGCAACTTATGACGCTAATTGTTTCCAAACTGTTATCTCTTTACGATATTTGCCTTACGGAAAATGAAATAGGGAAATCCTTTGAGATTCAAGACCAAATAGGTGCGGTTGTAGAAAGCGGCTCTTACCCCGCCGACTACCCAAAGGCAATTCTGGAGTTGGTGAGGGAACTTTACGAAGCAAAATCTAAGTAGCAGGAGGCGTGATATGGACAGGAAAACAGCATTAGGATTAGCGGCACAGGCTTGGTGCACCAAAGAGACATCAGGCATGATTTTGATACCAGAGTTAGCAGAGGCATTTGCTGATATACTCCTCTCCGAACTATCCCGCCTCAATACACAGCTTGCTGAGGCGCGGGTTGCCCACGAAACGGCTGAAGGACAGGTAGATAGATGGAAAGATGCTGTCAAGACTGCCGAGGCCGAGGTCGAGAGGCTGCGGGAGGCGCTACAGAAGATTGCTGCTCAAGACAGCGGCGAAATAGGAAGTACAAAATTATCAGACTGTATGGCTGCCTATGCACAAGCAGCATTGAAGGCCGAGGGGGAGGGGTGTACAGACTAATCAAAGCAGCCGCAATCGTCATCGTGCTTATCTTTCTCGCGCTTGAGAAACTGAGGAAGCTATGCAAATGAGAAAACCCTGTCGTGGCGGCTATCCCGAAGGTACATGGTTCGGGGAGATAAAGAAAAAGGGGGAACCTATGGGAATGGGTGACGATCCGAATGTTGTTGACAACGCGCCCGCGCCGTGGGGCTACAGAATAGTGCGGAGATTGTTCCTTATATTGCTTTATCCGTTGGCACTCGCAATCTACTTGATTGAATGGTGGAACTACAGAAGGTGGTGGCGAAACAACCCCAATAACCCTAATAGTCAAAAGGGATAAAAAATATGTGGATGGACGAGAAAGATAGGCACAGAGAGCAGGATGGTCTTTTTAAGGGGCAATCTATCGGCCTGTGGGATAAAAACGGGACGATGATCAAGTGCGGGGACAAGTGCATTTATCCGTGGCACATAACGGGCGCGGCATTTGGAGGGGGTCTTGAGGGTCAATATGGAACACCCACAAACTGCACTCCTGAAGGAGAAATAAGAACCCACAAGAACTTTGTGGTTGAGGTCGTTTATCAGGATGGATCATTTTTCTTCCACAATGAATTTTTCCATAAAGAGGTTTATCCCAATCACGGCAATGTGGAAATAATCGGCGAAGAAGAAGGCATTTTCACCTATGGAACGATTCTTCATCCTCCGGCGGGCATATGAAAATTGAGATACATTGTGCGGATTGCAAAAACCTGAAGTTGGTTAAATGTTATAAAATGTTCTGCGTAAAGTACAAGAAATATATAAAAACACACAGAAGGCCGCGATGGTGCAAACTATATTCAGACACCCGCTAACGAGCAAGATCGGCACAGTCCTTCTCATGGTTTTGTCTGCATTCGTCATCGTCTATACTGTTTTGTTGTTTCTTGACTTCCTTGAGTGGATGGTGATGACGAATAGGCTTTAAGCCTTGTCAAACAACTTCTCTATCGTCCTACCGCCAAACCAAAACATGATAATCCCGCCTATAAGAGTCATGTCAGCCGTAGTAAGCGGTATCTCCTTAATCCGGCAATAGACATAGAATATCATTGCGGTGAAGGAACATATCGGTCTGAATAGCTTGTTAGGGCTATACCACGGTTCATCCTTGCCGATTGTAGCCGTGAAATACTGAATGAAAAAGTCCTGGGCGTTCTTCGTGGCATCGGCAATCTGTTGCTTTATTTTTATCTCCTGCTCAGGGTCTTTTATAATGCCGGTACTTTTGAGAACGGTCATTACGGCATCTACTATCCCGCCACTTAATAATGATGTTATGTCCATAACTTTTCCTAATGCCTTGTGAAGATGATTACAACCATTGAAGCTATGACGGTGAGCAATGTTCCGAGTATCGAGAACATAATCTTGTTGAACTTGCCGTTAATTGACCGCGAGAGTTCTCCATGAAACTTCCATAAGTCGTCTATGTTGTGGTCGATAGTCTTGTGTCGCTCAATGCAAAGTTTCTCGTCGAATTCATCTGCCATTTCATGTCTCCTTTAATTGGAAGTGCGGCAAGTCTCTCTTCCCGGCCCAGTTTCCACCCCATTCAAGACCGATTGACTCTCCTATCTCTCCCGGCTTCTCGTAGTCCTTCCCATCCCACGAAACCTTGCCATTCATCAGAACGGCTATATCGAACGCCTTGCCTTCAACGTGCTTGCTGTTGTGCGTCCAGGTCACTATCTTGCCCGGTTTGCTTCTGCCCTGTGCGAAAAGTTCATCCTGTTCCTCCTGTGTCCTTCTGGTACAGGTGAGGATATGGCTTATTCCCGCTAACTCCATTTCTTCACAGAAACGAAGATAGAGTATTTGAAGTTCCGGCACTAACTCCAATGGGTCACGGCTCATTGTGTCCTCCTAATACGGTTTCCATCCGGCCTTGTGCGGGTTATTCTTTGACGAGCCTCCGCTTAACTGTCCATGAATCTGCATAGAACCTCCTATGTGTAGAATGCCATCGTTACGGAACAAGCCGCCGGTGCAATAAGTCCGATGCACGGGATTCCGAGAAGTGTCCTGAGTGCCGGATTAAGTTCCGCACCCTGGCCTGTCGCAGATGCTTCATTATTCTGCTTATAAGAGGAATTTATCCCCGCTGCCGAAGCGATCTGATTTAATGTCGTGGATTTCTGACAGTACATAACCTGAAAGTTGCCGCTTCCTGCGAAGAGAACGTGCTTGGCGTTGTCCGGTACGGCAACTGTCTGCGCTGTATTTGCTGTGAGATAAATTGCGTAAATCCAGCTTGAGGCCGTAAGTCCTATGACATTGCCATCTCTCGCATCCCTTGTTCCCAATAAAGCGTTAATCTGTGCCATCTCCTACCTCCTTTTTTATGCTCCTATTTCATACCCCGAAAAGAATGTGTAAATTCCTGTCGCGTGTCCCATTACCGATGCCGCTGCGTCAGGGCTATATGCGTAGATCTCCATATATTGACCCGCTGTTAAATAGAGAGTATCTGACCACGTTCTACCATTTGTGGCTGATACTGAACTGCCTCGTTCACAATATTGTGCACTATAGAGTGCGCCATTCTTGTAAGGGCATATCGCCACGGCCAAATTTGTACTTGCCGTTATAAAAGCTAACCCTGCATCGAAATGGTAATATCCCGTTCTCGGTGCGGTGAATCGGTAGTTGGTTACGGAATCATAGCATCCACCCGCATCAAATCTTTCGGTATCAACCGTAAGTTTGGTATATGCTGACTTGACGAGTGATTGATATGTTGCCGAACAGAAAGCCGAGAACCGCGCCAATCCTGTTGAAATCGTATTCCTTACTGTCGCCGTCGATTCCGTACACAATAGCGGACGCATCAAACTTGAAACGCCCATTGTGGTGAAGGCCGCCGTAGAAGTAAGGTCATCGAGTATTGTCCTTGCAAAAGGAGATACGCCGAGGTCTGTATAGACTTCAGAAGCATTTGCGGCAAGTACAAGGCTCTGACCCGCACCACCTACCGCAAGAGTAGTGGTAGATAAGGAAACATTCGTCAAGGCAGTACCCAGAGAGTTCCATGCAAGCAATTTACTTGCTTCGGGCGAAGGTAATTCAAGGTCTGTCAGATTCGATGTAATGGCGAGTTTCACGGAACGCCTTGTATAGTCCCAAACCTTTTGCAAGAGCATCGTGAGTTTATCAAGGGCATCTTCCGTGGAGTCCGCGGGGAAGGAGTCATTCTCTATATAGTCCGTTTCCTGCGTCATGGTAATTCCATCCCTGACGATCAGGACGGTGCTTCCCGCTGTGGGAGCGGATACGAAGACGACATTCCCGCCACTTGGATTTCCCGCGCCCGTTACGGTATAATCCGTGGATTCGGTTTTTAGTGTCCCGTTTACATATACCTTCAAGTCAGTTGTTTCGAGTATCCTGAAAGTATAGGGATATATCGTACCGCCGGTTGACGTATATGAAACGCGGAATGTCTCAGTTGATATTGTCATGTTATCCTCCTGCCTTTTGGCAGTCTGCAAGGAATACGTCTAACGCATCCCTGTCCGCCGTCATCCTGTCAATCTGGTCTTGAAGCATCTTCCTTTCATTTGCTACCTGAAAGGCGTTCACGATTTCCGTTTTCTCTGTGGACTTGCCCCCGAAGCGGGCATATTCGGTGTAGGTGACGGTGTGTGTGGGTTGCCCGTCATCCTTCGCACCTTTTTCTTTCAGAGCCGTAATCCTGAATCCTTCCCTGTTTGCTGCATATTCTCTCGGTGGTATCATATTAAACTCCAATCATAAGTACGTTGTCAGGCAAACTCGCATGGCCTGATGTTTTCCAGACTTCATTTGCTGCCGCGCCTGCCGCCGCCTGAGTTGCGCCGGATTTAATCGTTGGCAGATAAAAATAGCCGTTCACTTTCAGTAATGGCGTGTCAAACTCCCCGTAGATTAGGGGCGTAGCTGTGTTGGAATTGGCGATATAGAGCTTGTTAGAGCCGGTTTCGTTGTAGCCGGATTGATAGCCGATGAAAACGTTTCCATTCCCGGCGAGGTTGAACCCTGAGTAATTTCCTATCAGGACATTGTAAGAAACATCATAGATACCTGCCCCCTGCCCTGCGCCAAGCCCAATTCCGGTGTTGTGGTCACCATAGCGGAGGTAAAAAAGCGAATATGCGGAAATCGCCGTATTGTAATTTCCGGTGATTCCCCATCCAGAGGCATATCCGATTCCTATATTGTAATATCCATACTGATTACTATAGAGTGTTCCTCCGCCGCCGATTCCTACATTTCCATTCCCTCCAATTAATGAGTAATTTGAGGAATATCCGAGTGCGAAATTATTTTGGCCGCTTACAAGTTGGTGAAAAACGACATAGCCGATTCCTACGTTGTAACCGGGACCACCACCCCATGACCCACCACCGCCACCAATAATGTAGTTCTGGTTTGCATCTACATCAGTCGTCAGATTCGGCGTTGCCCCGCCCGATGAGTAAAGGGGCGCAGAGGCGGTGACGGAGGTAACGCCGCCACCACCGGATGAAATCTGCAAGGTCGCCCGCGCTGCCGTAGCGTCAGTATCATCAATTATCGTTCTTCCAAAAGCCGACACGTTCAGAATCGTCAGGGCTTCGGAAGCCGAGTTCGAAGCAACAAGACTTGCGCCGGTAGAGCCTATCTGGAATGTCTGTCCTGCAGGGCCGAAGACAACAGAATTGATGCTCGCGCCTGAACCGTGAATCGCACAGTCAAAGCAGAGTGCCGTACCCAAAGCCCTTGCGGTCTGCTTCTTGAGGACACCATCGATATAATAATTTATGTTCACCCCGTCGTAGAGGATTGAAGCGACTGTACTTGTCGTATAAAGGCCGCAGTCTAAAATCCAGCCCGCTTCCCACACCCATATGTGGCCGTCATCGACAAGCATGAAACCGTAATCATTTGTGACCACGGAAAACGGCGGCGAGTGTTGCAGGGAAATAAGAGCATATTTATTTGTCTGCCCTGGCTTGAAACTGAGGAACGCACCGTTGACGAAACCCTCTGTTGAATAAACGTGCGAATCCCAGGCCGATGAGCCGCCGACCTTCGTGAACTGGCTTTGACTTGTGAGAACACAGTTGCCTGTTACATTCGGCGTCCACTGCCCTGCACCTGTTGCACCTACCGCGCCCGCTGGAATCTGTAGCGTACTTCTTGCCGCTGTCGCATCCGTGTCATCCAACACCGTCTTCATAAACGGGGAGACGTTCAAGTAATTCAATGCTTCACTGGAAGAATTGGAAGCGGCGAGACTTGCGCCTGTCGTCCCCACAACCACCGCCCCAATATCCGCAAGACTGACATTCCTTAAAACAGATGCCGCAGAATCCCACGCCAGGAGTTTATTACATTCCGGTTCCGGCATCTCAAGATCGGTCAAAGTAGAAGTAATCGGAACTTTGAAGCACCGTTTTACATAATCCCACATCCTTTGGAGAAGCATTGTCTGCTTGTCTAAAGCGTCTTCATGCGCGGCTGCGGGAAAAGAATCATTCTCAATGTAATGCGTCTGCTGCGTGAACTGTACGCCGTCCCTTGTTATAAGAACGGTTGCACCTGTGGAAGGCGGGATAGAAAAAACAACATTCCCGCCCGAAGGTTCTCCGACATCCGTTACGGAGTAATTCGTTCCCTCTACTTGAAGCACACCGCCAAGATAAACTGACAGGTCTGTACTCTCCAATATCTTAAACGTGTACGGATACGGAGTGGAAGCCCCGGTAGAGGTGTATTGAATTTTGAATGTCTCTGAGGTAATGGTCATTCAGTCACCGTTGATTTTGGTATCGCCTTACCTTGAAACAATTTCTCTATCTGCGGCATTAGCTGTGCAAACTTCTCTGGATGCGAATTTGAAAGAAGAACTATCTTATCAACCAATGCCGGTAAATAATTCATCTGTTCATCGGAACTTGCTTTCTTCCAAAGGGGGAGGATTCTTTCAACTGGAAGGGATTTTAGGTATCTTCCTATCCTGTCGGATGTTGCATAGTCCGTTATCTTCGTGGCATCTTCCATGTAGAGTTTGCCGGAACCAATGTCCTTCTCAATCCCGTTCATCGCCTCATTGAATTTGGTGTTGTCGCCTGATTTGATGCTGCTCTGCAAATCATCCACATAACGGGATATGATTTTATTCCTTTCTCTGTCTTCTCTGGATAATGTCGTAACGCTGAACTTGCTTGATTCTTCCATCAATGCCCGTTCAAAATCCGTTCTATACTTGAAGGCACTGACACCGATGGAACCTAAAAGAGATTCCCATATCGTCTTTTGACCTTTGGCTAATCCCTGTCCGGGGATAGGAGTATGAGATAGAAAGAAATCTTTTACCCAGTCTTCGGCGGTGAGATAATGCCCCAAGTCGTCACGCCTTAACATGGCCTTGATTAGTGGTTGTGTGATTGTGGGATTCAGGCGATGAAAGACGAAAGAACGCGGGTCATTTATCAAATGATAAACATCGCCAGGGATTGAGCGTAAACTAAACTCGCGGTCTTTTATGACAACCGAAAAGGGCTTGTCTGTGTGTGTATCTCCGTCGTTGAGAAGGCCATTGACTATCCTTGCTCCAACATAGAGGCCAAGTCCACCGCGAAGAATCGCCGCCATTCCCTGCTCGTTCATTGTGGGAGATTTCAGTAATTCGGGGACACCGGCATAAGGTCTTAATGCCTGCCCGACAAACCTTGCCCTTGCTTCAAAGAAATCAGGCGCGAGAAGCATTAGTCTTAGCGCATCCTGTGTCGTGGGATTCCTGCCCATCTTGGCATAGTTTAATTCCCCGAAAGCGGCATTGGCTTGGTCTGCCGTTATGCTCTTAATTTGGTCATCGGAGAATTTATCACCATATCGCGCCACGTTTCTATTATAGGCTTCCTGCGCCATTTTCATTTTGAGGCGAGGAATATAATCGGTGAAAAGCCAATCGGTGTATTTCTGCGTCAGTGGGCCGAGGCCGGGGATTTTCCCTATTAGCCCACCCGATGTTATGCCTTCATGGAATAGTTCCATGTTTTTATAGTCGGCAACAATCAGACCGTGCTTCGCCATTGCCTCATGGAAGGGATTGGAGAAATCTATCTTCGGCGTGTTAAAGGGATTGACTCCATGAAAGACAGCATGAAGCCCAACCTGCGTCTGATGAAACCCCGAAAGCGAAAGAAGTGTACCCTTTAGTGTCGCCACAGTTTTAAGTGCCGCCCGTCCGATAGGATTCTGTCGGACTGCGGAAGTCTTCAACATATTGTTCAAGTCAGTGAATGATTCAAGATGAACAAGCAAGTCTCCCTGCATGAGCATGGGATTCCCGGATTCGTCAGAGCCTACCCATTTCCACTTTCTCAGAGCGGGATGGTCAACAACCTTATAATCCGCAAGGTCGTCACCCTTAACTTTTGGCCTGATGAGATAAGGGCTTTTCTCGTCTATCGCACCTTCTATCTGTTTACCTGCGCCACTTACTCCAACAACCGGCCTCCCATCTCCCGCTTTCGCATCTGAAAGCGATTTGATAAATGCCCTGGAAGCAATCGCTTTATTCATGGCTTGGTCATAGGCCGTAAGTAGATAGCCAATATCCTTTGACCGTGGCTTAAACCCTAACTGTTCACCCATGAAATAATCTTCGAGAAGACGCTTTCTAATTAATGATGGATTCGGTTGCAATCTTCCATAGGCTATATCGGATTTCAATTTGCTCGTTACGGGGTTTTCTTTTTCCCATATCTGATTGACGTAATCGGTAAGTCCCTGTTCCAGAAGTCCCGATTCAATTCCCTGTTGCAATTTGGAGTCAAAATAGTTTCTAACGTTATCGGCAAAGACTCTCTCGTTTCCTTTCAACTCCATCGCGGCTTTATAACCTGCCGCATATTTCGTCGTAGCCGTATTAAGAGTTGATTGTTCAAACTGTCTTTTCAGCAATCCGGGATCACCGTCTGCCTGAATGTAATTTACAATGGCTTCGCGCTTGAGAGCATCGGGGATTTCCTTCCGTATCGTTGCGCCGAACTTCTTAGCCTCAAAGTTACTTATCTGATATGAACCTACATATTCTTCGCGGGCTTTTGCGAAATCGCTTACTTCTTTTGGTTTTCCTAACTCCCCGCTTTTGATGTCGTTGTATAGAGTCTCGCCAACGAGTTTCAGTTTGTTCAGTCCGTTAATTAAGACATCCTTTCCAGATTGCACGGTATCTGCAATCTTGACCGCCTGCTTAACCCTATCTATCAAAGGAAATTCATCAGAGTTCAGTTCCTTGAGGGATTCTGTCAACTGCATGATGTCTGTTGGCGTTTCTCCCGTAGCTCCCTTCGCTTTCGCGCCAACGCCTTTTACGGGGCCGCCCGCCTGTTCTTTCAGCATCCACGGTATTTCCTGTCCGGGCTTCAAATGCTGCGCCACTTCATCCAAAAATCCCTGTTGCCCCTCACTCAATCCGGCTGTAACTTCACGTTTCGGAAGCTCAGATATTTTCTCTGCCAGACCTTTTAAGGGGCGTACAAGCGGTTTAATCGCGCCGCCTATGATAAAAGGCGTAGATTCCCCGCCCACTCCCGCCGCCAAACCCATTATACGGTACAGGGATGATGTCGTATCGTTTCCATTCGCCGTTGCTTCATCTGCCAGTTTGTACCAATATTCTTGTGAGCCATATCCCATTTCCGCGAGCTGCGGGATACCTGTCGCCCGCGCCACTTCTTCGGCTATTTTTTTCCCTTCATCTGATTTCGGGTCGTATGTAAACGCGCCCTGAATCGTCTTTGCAATCTCCGCACTCTTGATTAATGACGGATCTTCAATGGGTGCTTCGGGCATACCGGAACCGCCAAAGAATGACCAACCCGCAGGTATCCACGAAAACGCGCCGGACAAAACTGCGCCCTTCGCTTCCCATAATGGTGTGTCATCAATCATGGTTTGTTCGGAGGCTACGGCATACTTCGTTATATCAGGCACAAAGCGGCGATAGAGGTCAGGAAGAAATCTCTGAACATCTCCCATAACGGGCCTATCTAATTCAATCGAACCCGCAGGAACAACCTTCTCTTGATTATCGAGTTGTATTGAACCTGCTTCTACAATCTGCCCCATCAATCACCTATCTGCCACTTACCATTGCCCAAATCATAAACCGGCTTCCCGTCTTTATGACCAACAATGTTCCCGCCTGTTTTATTCATCGTGCTTTTCAATCTCTGCAAGTCTGTCATCTTGTCTTGAAGAACATTGACGTTACTGAACTGCGGCATACTCAAAACCTGCTTGTAATAGTCTTTCACATCGGAAGGGGTTTTTAGTTGGTCGTGATACTCTTGTACGCCCTTAAGGTAGAGGTCAACGGCTTGTTGCGCCCTATCTTTGGCTGTGGGACTATCTTTCAATCCCTTCGGTAGAAGGATGTTTTGAATTTCCTTCACTCCGGCTGTTATGGCCGCCTTTTCATTTGTCCTTTCCTGCGACATTCCAACATTGCTTAGATGCTTGAAGTCGGACATATTGAGGCCGCTTCGATTGCTTAATAGCCACACCTTCTTATCCTCAACCGGAATTGACGGGTCATACATCTTCTCAATTCCCGCGAGATAGGTTGTGGAGTTGGATTTTCCTTCCGGTGGTGGGGTCTGAATCTGCCGGATAATTTTTACTTTGTCGATGTCGTTTATATATTTTGAGGACTTTACGGCTTCTACCGCACCACGGACATCGCCTTTGATCCATTTGCTGCCAATCTTGTCCAAATCGTCGTTATAGTTCTTTGTCGCAACTGCATTATCCTGCGCGATAGTCCATGCCTGTTCAGCCTTGAGTTCATTGAAAAGTTTATCTTTCAGTTGCGGGCCAATATGATTGTCCTGTTGATATTTAACTGTCAGGAGTGTGTTTATCGCCTTGTTGTAATCGACATTTCCATTCGCATCCGTAGCGTCTGATTTTAATTTTACATAGTTCTCATCAAGAACCGATTGATTCTTAAACTTCTGCCAGTGTTCAGTAAGTCGCGCATTGTAAAGGTCTTTTAATGTCTGATTGTCTCGGTTAGGGTTTACGTAATCTATCGCGGAATCCATTACCCTTGTTGCGTTCTCAAGGTTGCCGCCCTCATTGAATCCCGTAACCAGATTTGTGTATTGCGCCTCTAGCGTCTGATGCTTATAGACATCTCTTTGATGATTTTCATGCGTAGCAATCTGAGCAAGGAAATGGTTTACGTGAGTATCAAGAATACTGTTTAGTTGCTTCCGTTGCTGTAAGTCGCCTGTAAATTGACTTAATATATCTTCTTTATCCTTCTCTAAAATATCGGCATAGGTCTTGGTTACGCCGGGATTGTCGCCTGATTGTACGGCATTTGCGCCGGTAATATCCTTTGCTTCAAAAACGCGTTGCAAACCCATTCGTTCATATTGCATCCCTAAGTCCGCAACGACGATTTGTTCATTTTCCTTCTTTATTCGTTCCGCCCGTATAAGCAGGTCTTCTCCTACATTCGCCAACCCCTTCCCGAATTGTTCCATTCCCTGATATTCGGGTTTGTAGAGGTCGATGGGTGCGACAACCCCGCCACTCTTGCCCGTACTCGCTGTTAGTTCTGAAAAATATCCTGGTCTATCTGCCATTATCCGAACCTATATCTTGCTCTGGGGTCGATCACGTTGCCAACTCCGGTTAACAGTGTCCCACCTGCTCCGTAGACACCTCCTCTCGCCGCCGCCTCCCCTTGTTCCGTGTAAATCTGTCCTTGCGACCTTAATCGACTTGCCGCATTAAGTCCTTGTGCATATATAGCGGCAATATCTTTCTCTCCTTGCGACAACGTATAATCTGCCTGTTGCTGCGTGGTTTCAGATGGAGCGAATCCCGATTTTGCCTCCCATACATTACCCGCTGCCATAATCCTTTTCAGTTTTTCTCTCTGATTCGTTGCGGTTTCCTCGGTCTGTTGAAGGGTTGCCATCGCATCGGCATTAGACACTGCCTGATTCCGTGCGGCTATTTCCTTCGCGCTCTGCCCCGCCTGATATTGCCCGTAGGCTGTCATCAATGTACCCGCCGCAAGTGCCGCCAATCCTACTTCTGCACCCATTATGAAAACCTCACATACCGGACAAAATTTTCTTTTCGTGGCCCGTAATGCACCATCATGCCCTCTGGTATGAAACCGAGCTTAAAGGCGCATTTGTGGGCTATCATGTTGCTGTCCAGGATACTCGCCTGTATCCTGTGGAAACCATGTTTCACAAAACAGGACATCAAAAAGGCCGACATATACCTGTAAACCGAAATCCATTTATTCCTACCATCGGGAGAAACGAGCATCCACGCCTCACCCACACCCGGCCAGAATTTGATTACGCCTCCGAGCGCGAGTAGCTTATCTTCATCCATCAAGGTAATTGCTGGCCCTGCCTTCGCGTAGTATTCCGCCTTCTTATCCAAATCTCCGCAGAATAGGAGGATGTTAGTATCGGGGTCATCCTTCTCTATCCCAATCATGTGTTCCGGTTTGAAATCTAAAATATCAGTCATTAATGTTCACCACGGGCATGATTGATAATATCGTCATCGGTAAAGGTTGATTCTGTTCGATTCTGATGTATCCGTTCCTGTCCCATCCACCGGGGAAAGGAACTATCTTGTCTCCTGTAAAGAGTGTCGGCGGTTGCCCCATCAAGTCCGAAACCTGCCGGAAGGGAATCGTGTCAAGCGTTCCAGAGTCGCTTCCTATCTTGCATCCTAATGTTTTGTAGAACCTGACAGCTATCTGATGAATCTTCTTTAGTCTGGCTTGTGAAGTCCCGCCCTGTCCCGGTACTTCAAGGCGCATCGGTTCGATGATAGATTGGAACGGAAGTCCCGCAGTAATAGAAGAAGCCGCGTCTTTGATAGTGATTGAACCTGAGACTACCGTGCAATCCGTAGCTACCGCGCCATCAGCAAGTACAGAAACCGATTTCCCCTCAAGGTGGTCGAGTCCCGTTACGGTAGTGACCGCTGTTCCCGAATAGGACAGGCCGCAGTCCACAAACCAACAGGCTTTTTGATTGTCCTCAAAGTCAGTTTCGAGATATTCAATATATCTTTTGTCAGTTCCGCCGATATTCCGCTTGACGATAAACCATACCTGGTCTTCATCGGCTGTGGGGATAACGGCCACGCTCTCAAATAAGCCGTCAGTCTCATGCAGATGCCATGCAATAACCTTTTCCAGTTTGTTGTATGTGAAGCCCAGAAGTTTCCCGTCATTCCTTACGCACCATAGAATAGAATCCGGTTCTTTCTGGAACGCCCATTCCTTGATGCCGCTTTCGGTGATGTCCTCCGCTCTAAGCGTCAAGTCTGCTGCTTCGTAATTGTCCTGAACGTAGGCATAGACAAGTTCTCTGACTTTTCTACCTATCCTTTGCAGAAACAGAACAGCATTTCCTATGAAATGGGGCTGTATATCCGCACTTCCATAACTTGTTGTCTTTCGGGCTTTCCTGTTGGAAGGCGTTATTCCCGAATCGTCACCCGCACTGATAACCCATTCCGCTTCTACCGTGCCGACATTCAGGTATCTTCCCGGACAGAGCCAGCGAATAACATTCACAGACGTTGCGCCGAGCGTAAGGTACATTCCCGCGTCCGCCGTCGTGCCTGAATTAAGAGTATCATAGGCGAAAGATTCGCTAAGCCACAGAGATTGAGGAGAAGCTGGAGTTCCGGCGTAGACGCATCTTTCCTCGTAGAACGTCACAGCACCTGGCCAGTTTCCCGCACCCCATGTTGGAGGTTTCTCCGTGAAGGCTATAGATGCCATTGTCCAGTTCGTGTGACCTGTGCGAGTAAGTAACTGCGGCCACACCGATTGATTGGCAAGGCGCATCGTGTCGGCGTTCTGAGCGTACTTTATAGATGCCAAAAGAGAGGTTGCGTAAGGTGACGCGATTTCATAGGCAGAGAGACCGGTAGTAATCTGCCCGTTGTTCATGTAGAACCTGATATAGTAATCACCAAACTCCATGACGTAGGCTTGGGTAGTGGAGAACTCGAAAGGAAGCAACCGCGCAATCTTTGTGCTGTCCTTTATCTCCGCAACAAAATGAGTCCCGTATCTGCGCGAAGCACCCCCATGAGGATGCACCCACATATTCTTGAGGGTTCTACAGGAATTATAATAGGTGTCGAGGTCAACTCTCCCGTCTAATCGGGGCGTAACCTGTCCGCCTGTAAAATTTGTTAGGATAGGATGTAGCATTATAGTTTTCTCAGAAACCTAAGATATTCCTCAGTTACTTTAATTCTATGTAGATGCGTTATGGAGAAAGTAAATCTATGTCTTAGATGGATATTCCATCTGATAGTGTTCGCCAATTTAATCAGGGGCAAAAAAATTCGTTGAACCGCTGTTACGGAATGTCTTTCCCCATATGACCCAAGATTAAAAAATGATTTTTTCATCAAAGTCTCGCGTCTAAGAACGTGTCGTCAATCAAGGTATCGGGGTTGCCTTCCTGTGCGTCCGCACTTCTCGCTTCCGAAATCTTTTTCTCGTATATCTTCAACATGGCTTCCTGCTGAGCCGTTGAACCTGTAATGGAAAAACATCCATCAGCTGCGAGCGCCGCCGCAATCGCCTCCCGCAAAAGTACTTCCATTTCATTCGGGTCGGTAATCTGAGCTATATATTTTATGTTGCAGGTTTGGGAATCCGTGAGAATGTATCTGCCTTCTACTTTCCAATCCATTCCTCCGTCGCTGCATTCCTTCATCTCAAGGACTCTGAGACAGAGCGGGTCGGTAGGCAAGGCGTACTGATAATCATAACCCCACGCCGGAGTATCGGATGACTGAGCAAGCGTCGCCCTTCTAATCGCCGAGTTCCACGGATACGCCCTCAAGACCGTATCTCTAATGTAGGGCAGTCTGCCGTTGCAATACCGAGCCGCAGTAGAGTCCTCGGTCAAGGAAATAATCTGCTTCTGTCCGAGCATCAATAACGCCTGATTTGCTATCTCAACTAATGAGGCCACTTTTCTCCTCCATCTCCATCTTCTTCTGGATTTCTAATTTCTGGATGTGTTCTAACTGTATCTTCTCAAGTTGGGTTATCTGCCCCATGAGTTCCGTTGACTGCTTGAATGTCGGGCAGATGTATAAGGCATACTGTAGAGCCAACTTCGCACATCCGAACCCGCCGAGCCTTAACAATGCCCTTGCGTATTGGTCAAAGATACCCCACTTGACCTTTCCGCCGTCGTAATGCTCCATAGCTCTTGAAGCATACTGAAAAGCTATCTCTGGATATTTCGTCACATGGTAGTAATAGGCTTCGGTGAGATACTTCCCGTTGTACGGGTCACGCTCTATCGCAAGACGGATAAGGTTCAGTCTCTTTTCCTCATTCTCCATCTTCGTCCTCAGATATTCGTCATAGAGGACAAGACCTTGAAACTTGAAATACAGCGCACCGAGTATCTTCAAGATAATCGCAACGAGGACAAGAATTATGAACGGGTTTATATATAGAGGCGTAATTATTGCGGGTGCGATAGCCCCAACAGTAGCCCAGAAAGGCAATGCCGTGTGGACTTCTCTCAAGGGGAAGAAGAAAAGTCCATCCACGGCAAAGGCGACGACAAGCCCGGAGAGGATCGGGTTGGTCGTCCAGGGGAGCGAGAAGAAGATGAGAAAGAAAAGAAGGTATCCGAATATTCCTAATTCAAAAATAAGTTCAAGATGGTCATTATGTACCCTGTGAGATGCCGCCGCCTCCACGGGTGTCCTGTCCTTCGCGTCGTCCTGCGAGAATATCTTGAGTATGTAACCATTCTGCATCAGTTTGGGGTTGGCGTTGGGATATTCCTTCCTGAACGTCCTCAAACCCCATCCGGCAAAGATTTTTTCTTTGATAAGATAAAGTGCGGCGAGGTTGAAAATGATTCTGCGGTTCTGTGCTGTCTTCCCCGGACGGTCTTTTCTGTCCCACTTATAACCCGCATACCCCACGCCGAGAGCGAAAAGGAAAATAACGAACTTCATGGCACTCAAATCAAGCATCACCGCAGTCACAGCCAATCCAATAACAGTCGCTATGATGGCACCCTTGCACTGAGACGTTCCGATGCCTGTCGCCATGACAAGAAGTGGTATCGCGTACCATCCTGAGACGTTCAGAAGCAACCACAGGGCAACGAATAGATGAACCATGATAAATGCCCCATAGTGGTTGTTGTTTCCGAATACCCAGAAGGTATGCTCAAAGCGGTTTATGTGCCTGTGGAAGTACATATACTGCTTATACATCGTCATTATGACGAAGATGGGGCCGGGGATGAGTATGATTGCTAAAAGAATTTCGGTAGGGACTGTTCTTGCTACGAGAAAAGCCAGAAGACAGCAAAACAGCATATAGAAATCGAAATAGCTCTGCTTCGATTGCGTCCACGCGAGAGAGCCGAGCATCCAGAGCGTGAAACCGGCGACGGCGATTGTCGTATAGTCTGGAATATACGGAAACTGATTCGTGATGAGCCAGTAGATAAGGAATACGCCGGTTATCGCCATTAGTATGTAGTTCCTTCCTTCCTCCTGTTGCTGAAACCAGAAGAAAGGCAAAAAGACAGTCACCAGAAAAAGGTATATAACAGCCGATTCCATACATTCCCCTTTATGAGTGGGGCGGAAGCCCTGAACTCCCGCCCCGGTTAGATTGTTAAGCCATGCCGCCCTTGTGACAGAAGCAAATCGACGCATTGCTTGTGTTGATTTTGGTGATGCCGAAGATGATGATTTCGGTATTTCCAGTCGAACTCAAGTGCTGCGCGATTATGATGTCACCCACCTTGAGACCCGGCTGTGAACTCGTGTTAAAGTGAGTCACACCGGAACTCGTAGTAAGGGTTGCACCGACGACGTAGGAATAGACGTTGCAAAGATTGCCTACTCCCAAGTTACTAAATCCGCATGATTGAAAAGTATCTGCCATAGTCAGTCACCTCCCCTCTAAGCCAACAGAGCGGACGATGCCTCGTCAGCAGAAATCTTCACAATGCCGTATTCATCAATGACCACAGCACCGCAAGACATCATGCTATTGACAAGCCACGCCACTTTCTGCGGGACATAGTTAATTTCAGTCGTTATCTGCTTGTTCTCCGCAAGTCCGATTGCGGAACGATGATAGAGGAAGCAAGACCGGACAGTTCCATTGAGAGGCAACTGGGATGAGAAGAACCAGTTGATACCCCTCCAATTCACTACCTGGGTTCCGTTAGTCCAAGGGAACTTGTCGCCGACATAATCCCTGCTGGACACCTGTGTGATGTTGATAAACTCTTCCCACTGCTGAGGCCCAAGCACCCCCCACCTGTCGCCGTCATCCGGCACATCGTAGGTGTTCAGGTCAAGAATCGCCGTGAGAAGTTTATACTTGTTAAGGCCGGTATTGAGGCTGCTTACGGTAAGGGTCGTTACCGCGTCCATCTTCGCAAGAATCCTTAAATCTACTTCCCTTCCAAGCGCGCCCGCGCCCGAACGAGCATACGCCTGTCTCTCGTTCACGTTGGTCTTGAGTTCATCAAGACTATCGAGATACTCAGGTGCGTACTTGTCGGTTGAGGTTGCTGTCTTGTTGGAGTGGACGGGGTTCATCGGAACGACATCGCCATTTCTGCCTTTGTCGGTTGCCGTACCCTTGCCAATGACGGGGAATTTTGCGACCTGTCCAGGGTCGAGCTGTTTCAGTCTGACGGTATTCCGCAGTTTGGAACCGAACTGCTGATAAGCCAAATGAACATCAGCGTCATATTGGGTTATGAATACCTGGTCAACGGTATTAGCCATATCGTTATCCTCCTTCTTATGAGTTACAAACAAACCTGCCGGTCTGGTTGTCCCATGCGAAGTCGGTAACGATTGTCCTTACGGGTCGTCCCGTGCTTACTTCGGGGCCGTCTCTTTCAGGTGCTAATAGTTATGGGTTGCGGGATTGTGCTATCGCGTCCCTTGCTCCGTTAGTTTCTGTGCGTATTCTGCTACCTGCTTCCTGTAACCCTCGTCGCTTACGAGCGGATCCATGCTCTTGTAACGCGGGTCATTCATCATCTTGACCAATCCTTCTTTTGAGTATTGGTCTTTTGTAGTTATGTCACCCCCCTTCGTTAATTGGTGTTCGCCAAGTGCCTGTGATATTTTGAACATTCCCTTGACCATTGCGGGATGGTTGTTCAGTCCTGTATCAATGAGCATCTTCTGGAAGTCTTCACCGAATATGGGAACGATGACCGAATCCGCCTTCTTTAGATTCGCATCATAGTCTTTCCCCCATTCCTTCTTCATTTCAGCGGTGGACTTTGTAAGATAGTCGTTTGCGTCCTTGCCTAACTTCTCGAACTCCGCTCTCTGTCCCTCGTCCCACCATTTCGCAATCTCCTGAACGGCGGTTTTGGAAAGACCTATCTTGTGCGCGAGTTCCGCAAACTGTTTTGTGCGTTCTTCATTGTAGGTCATCCCTTCCGGCAGACTGTCGGGTTTCTTGAGTTCGTACCCGTCAATGCTGTCCGGCCTTCCGAGCGCCTTGTAGTAGTTATTCCACTCATCAGGCGTTGACCTCTCCGTAGGAACAATCACACCCTTGCGCGAAATCATCTTCTCCGCTTCAAGGTAGGACTTCGCAAGACTTCCCACATCCTTGAACTTACTGAGACTCGGCAAAGCGTCTGCCGTCCTCACATCTTCCGGTAGAGAATTTACGAACTCGTTTCCTTGTGTCTCGCTATTAACGACTTCCCCTTCTGCCATCCTTCCCCTCCTTTTTCTGCAATTCGCTTAAAATAAGTTGTTGTGTCGTCTGCATCTCCAAAAGCAGTTTATATATCGCCATCAGGAAAACCTGTGTATCCGTTCCCCGAATATCCCCCGTACACATCCTGTCAATTATTGGTTTCAATATCGCCTTCATATCAATCCTGTTTTATAGTTAATCCGTCATCATCAGATATGGTTGTCCAGACCTTTTCGAGATTGATACCATGTCTTTTCAAAAACTCAATTCGGTTGGCAAGAGCATTAAATGGTGTTAATTCCTCTATTTCGGCAAAATAATCCTCCCATGTTATCCGTATTTCTTTCATTCCTTTGCTTCCTGCCCCTCTTCCTCCGGTATGTCCGGCGGTTCCCTCAACATCTCCCTGATATGAAGCAAAACGCTTCTCTGCCCCTCATTGAATATCGTAAAATAGGGGTCGAGTTTTCCATCAACCTCAGACTGCCGCGCCGTTGTCCTGTTGAAGCAAAACCTGTCTTCCAAATCCTTCAAGACGTATTCCGGTATCTTTGAATACTGCTGCCAGAGGTCAAATCTTTTCGGGTCTTTCATCCTGTTCCTTTCTGCTAAATGAATACTTTAATGAAGGAACGCCTTTTTCCCATGTTACTTTCGCCGGTATAATTAAAATCCAACCTAAAAAACAAAATAAGAAAGCGGCCAATAGTAAAAGGATAGCTAACAACGGCCATAGTAAAAAAAGAACCAACTTAACCAGTATGTCTTTCATCCCCCAATACCTTTCTGTCAAGTCCATCCAAAACCGGATTGCGTCTATTCTGCCAGTCCGCCTCTCTGTCATAGAACCTGTTCTTGTCCCACCACTTCCCTATCGACCAATGAATGCCTATTTTGCAAATGACAATCACCGGCACGGCGCATATGAAAAGAACAATCGGGAAATCAGGTAAAACGCTTTTTAAGCCAAGCCACCAGACGACATAGACCTGTGCATTCACCAAGCCTTTGAAGAATGATGCTTCCGAATTTCCCTTGCTGTAGAGGTTCTTGTTGTGGATGTACCACTTGACTACCCTCTCCAACCTCTCCCTGTCGTGCAGGAACAACGACATTATCTTCTGGAATCTGCTCACCCTTGAACTCCTGTATGTATCTGATACCTTCCTTGTGGTAAATTCTTGCAACGTGCCTGTTGGTATCGAATCCCCTCTGTTGCAGATACGAAATTACCGCCCTGCCTGAACCGAGTTTGCGCATGACGCGATATGGTATATCTTCAGTCTTGGTTACAGTTCGTTCACCCATTTACCGGCGCACCATACGTTCCAGTTAATTGACCAAGTATCCCCGCGTTGGGGTCTGCCTCTGATGCTGTCTTAGCTGTCGCCGCCGCGTTAGCCAGAGTCATTTGTGCATTCGCTGCCGCTGCCTTAGCCGCCCTATCGCTTCTCAATTTCTTAACGTCGTTTTCTTTTCTTGTTACATTTCTCATCGCCGGATAGAGTTTTACGACTTCGGAATAAAGTTTGTCCGGGTCAACCGGGTCTAAGAGTTCCGGCATTATCTGATAAGCGGGTAGAAGCATCCCGAAAGCATTTTGCAACTCCTGCGCTTCATAAAGTCTCTGCGCCTTCGCAATCGGGGACAAATAGACTATCTTGAACTTGACCTGTCTTCCCGAAGACCGCAGGAAGGCATAGAGCTTCGGGAACATCTGCGCCCTGAAAAGAATCTGGAATGACCTCAAGATAATCGGCTTCAGCAATTCTTCCTGAAAGCGGTTAAGTAATGGGCCGAGTATCTTCAGGTTCTCAGAGGCTATCTGGATAATCTCCTGTGCGGTGCGCGGTTGCCCCTGCTGTTGTGTCCTGAACTGCTTATAGAAGAAAAACTCTCTTATCTGCTCCCGTTTCTGCTCGCATTTGTTCTCATAGTTCGGGAGCATGACTGAATGGTTCGGGCCATACAAAGGTTTCACTTCCGAACCTTGTTCACGCCATCGAGAGTTGTAGGTCACGCCTCCGGGGAAGGTCTTGATTGGCATGGAGAATCCTTCATCGGGTGCGGTAATGGGCGGGTCAACGGCCTTCTGCCAACCCCGAATACCATACTTCTCCATAGTGTTGAGCATCTTAACGTCGGGCAGGGCATTCCATCCCATTCCCCTTCCGTAGTCATCACCGGACATGAGAAACAAACGTGGTACGGAAAACGGAAACTCGTCATAGCCTCCCTCATCGAGAATTGTCTTTGAATCTACATCAATATAAGCCGAAAGATATAATTTGTTCTGCGCGTCCTGCTTGTACTGTGCTGTCGAAAGGTCAATTTCCCTGTCGCTACGGGGATGGACGTAATGCAGTATTTCAAATTCCTTGTCCAGATTACCGCCCGTCTGTTTCAGGGCTTCCTTCATCTGGTTTGTCAGCTTTTCAGTTCCCCATTTCTGAGCGCATTGCCTTGCCGTCATCGAGAAGGAGCGGAATACCGTATCAACTGTTCCCTCCTCGTTCTCGTCGGTGAATAGTTCCTTCAACGGTATCGGGAGAAAGTTCAACGCCGTGTATTTTCCTTCTCCGATGAAAAGACAGGATTCCCCGAAGCCGATTACCTCTTCATAGACCCCGTCAATATTTGTGTAGAAATTACTTCTATGATACTCCCGCGCCATTACCTCATTGACTTCCTGCAAGGCTTCCTGCGCTTCTGTAACCTGATTAAGTTTCTCGTCTTCAAGCTCTATCCCATGCCACGGAAGGGCAGCATTGGTGAGCATCCCGTTTATCCCGGCCTTACACACATTGATTGCATCAATGGCGGTTCCATCAAAGATATGCTGCATGGTCTTTGAGCCGAGCGGTTCTTTGGTATTAAAACTCGGCCTGTTGGGAAGCATATAATTTCTTATTTCTTCCCATGTGGTCTCAAAGAGTTGCCGTCTTGTCTTCTTGTTCTCAAGACGCTCTACGGCCTGTTCGACTTCTTCCTTTGTCATTCCTGCCATTAGTGTTTACCTTTTTTATTTTTTGTCCTTCTCGCGACCGCATACGCTATCGCAACGGCCTGTTTTTGTGGACGGCCTTCCTTCATCAAGGTTTCTATATTCGCACTGACCGTTTTCTTTGAACTTCCCTTTTTCAATGGCATCTGCTAATTTCCTCAAATATCCCGCCGCAACATCTTTGGTCGCAAGGCGTGGGATTTTTATTCTGAATGAATCTACAAATGTTTCGTTCGCACAGTGATGACACCTTTCGTATTCGTTGACGATAATCTCATATCCTTCCTGTTCCTGATTGTTGTTCCTCAAAACTTTTACATCGAACATCACGCCCCCATAAGCGTCTTCAGCATTAAATTCGGTGTCCCCAAAACACCCTGTCCGCTTGTCATCAACGTCTGTGACCGCCTGAGCCTCTTTGCCCTTTCGTCTTCCGAGAGTTGGGCTAAATCTGCTTCTTGCTGCGCCTGTTGGTCTGCTATGGCCTTCGCTGCGGCTGCGGCAGAGTTCTGTTGCGCGTTCTCCGCGTCCTGCTCCTTGTTTGATATGCTTGAAGGTGTGTCAGTAGAAAACCAATACTGCGGTTTCTTAACCACGTTCCACCACTCCGAAGGTGTGCCGCCCCAACTGCTTGCGCTGCTACTCATGTTCCCAACCTCGTTTCTCCCATGTCTGCCTGGGGAAGATTATTAAGTCTCTTTTGTCTCTCGTATGGGTTGAACCATTCCTTTTTCACCAACGCTATCCGGTACGCACACTCACAGAAATCATCGTTCTCCTTCGACGGCTTCAATGTCTCAGGGTCATACATCCAGTCTTCGATTTGCTCAATAACTGGAGCCATGTCTTTGAAAAAGCGGATTCCCGCAACGTGATTCTCTGTCCACATACGGTCATTAAGTATCGTAATGCCAGACTCTTTTTCCTTTGATGCCGTGGTGAGATGAAGATTGTAGGCACTAAATGTCCGTTCCATAATCTTATAAACCGAGTCCTCTTCGTGAGCATTTTCATCTCCCTTGGCTAACGGGTCTATTGTGAGCGTGTCCACGGAATAGGCATTCGTCCGTATCTTCCTGATGATCTCTTCCGCAATATATTTGGGACTACCCATCTCATGTATGAAGTTCACCGCGTACCAGATGTTGTCAGAGGACGTTGCCATAAAGAGAACCGCCCACGGTTTCGATGGGTGATAGTCAATCGAAATGTCAACCACCCAATCCAACGGTACGGGTCGTCTTTCAATCACGTTCCTGTTCCGATCAAATGCCGGTAGGACTAAAGAAGACAGGTAAGACGGTCTGCCCATGAGTCGGGCTTGCTTCTCGTCCTTCCTGAGCGTCTTCGCAAACTGGTCAACACCTTCCTGCGTAAGTCCGTAGCCGACATTGACGGAAATATCAGCGTCGATGTTATAGACCGATAAATCCGGTTCTCCGTTATCGAGTCTTGCCTTAATGACCTCCCTGTGTATCCACGCCTCTTTAAGCAATGTCGCAACAAACAACTCCCTTCCCTGTCGGTCTATCAGTCCTCTCGCAGACGCTATGCGGTTCTTCCGTTCGGGAGGTTCGTCCCACACAATCAAGTCGCCGCTCCATCCCTCAAACGTGTCGCTCTCCTGATTGTTCGACATGATCTCAAGGTTGCTTCCGGTTCCTGAATCAACCCACATCGCCTCCACGCCCTGATTGTTTTTCTTGTTCTGTAAGGGTCTGTGCTTCGGCCACAATCTCTTCAGTTCAGGTTCCACGACGGTCTTGATATGGGATTCCCAACCCTGCCCGACATATCTCACCTTCCTGGCTTCTTTGTGCATGAACGGGATTTTCTCCCCGCTCCACGGCCACTCCCCAAACATGACAGAATAGGCAATCACAATCCCTATGGTAGTCTTTCCAATTCGGTTCGCACCCGTAAAAGTAAATACCTTGTATGAAATATTTTTCCATGCCTCTATCAGTTTCGACTGCGCCGGGTTCGGTTCCCATAAATCCCCCTTCTGGAAATGGTAAATCCGGTTCGCCTCCCGCATCTTATCGTAAGCCTCGATGCGCTTCCGCTTCTCAGCTATCTCAGATTTTGAAAGAGCAACACTATTTAGTGCTTCCATTTACGCATCGCCAACGCCATACGTTTCATCTTCTTCATGTGCGCCGAATCTCCTGGTTTAATCTGCAACAGCGTACTCGGTATCTTCTTGTCCTCCGGTATCCCCAACGCCTTGTGCAACGCACCCTTCTTCAAGTGCAAGTCAAGAGCCATATAGAACCCCCTACGACATCAAAAAGTGAATCGAAATCATCACCAGACTGAAAACCAACACCCCTATCGAGAACACGATGAACCCGACAAGGCCAACGGTCTTCCCCCACAACCATCTGCCCAACCATGTCCACCGGGCATCAAATGACAATTTGTGGTGAAGATGGGTCATTAAATCCCACAGCCAACCTCCTCGCCACAATCGCCGGGGTCTTAACGGAATATACCTGTAACCCCTTCCCATGCCTTTATCCCCAGCCAGCACCCAAACACAAACGGGGCAACCAACACGCACCCCGCCAACACAACAATGCTCTGCAAGAAATCAAACCACCCGATGTTAGTAAACGAAACGTGCCACCACCTACTCCCGTCCATCAACCATCCTCCAAAACAGCCCCAAACTCCAATCCGGATTCCCCCTCGTCACCAAATACTCACCCCAGATAATCAAGCAAAGCACCGGGAAACTGAGAATAAACCACATCAAGCGCACAAAAGCCTTAAACCGCGTCCAACCCATCACTCAATCACTATCTGACGGATTACATAGTCGTCGCCGTCCTGCTTCGTTATCGTATCCCGCTCAGGGTCAAACCCGTACTTCGCCAATACACGCTTCGCCTCATCGCCTCCTATCAAATTCAAATCAGATATGGGCATCCTCAATACCCTGAACTTCCTCCCACGCTCAAACATGAACTCTGATTTCATAAGACCCCCTTTTATGTGCCCCCCTCAATAACCTCTAACAGCGGCAGTTTTTTCTCTTTAAGTTGCACCGTCTCAATGTGTTCTATATTTTCAATATGGCCAGCATGAATTTCCGCATGACAGTTGGCACAAACGACAATACATTTTGAGACTTCCTTTATGAGTGAAGATATGCTTTGTATTTGAGATGGCTTTTGTTCCTTGTTATTATCAACATGATGAAACACGAGCGCATTGAAGCATTTTGCATAACCACAGAGCACACACCCGCCAGACTTCAATTCTTCCAAGACAACCCTACGTCTTGCACGCTGATTAATGTGCATACGCCTTCTTTGGGCTTTATAAGACGGCAGTTTTGTGTTCTTGTATTTGCTCAACAAAAACCCTTTTAACAATTTCGCATGGAGTGTGGCTTATATCGAATTTCGGGGCACCGGCTTGAACCCCGCTATACCCCCCCCCTTGCCCTGATCACCCTGGAATCGCCATTCTCCACAAATAGCCTGATAATGGCTATCTCCCTCCACCCGATCCTGTTGATAACTCAATATTGCCTGTTGATAACTATCCATAATATTGCATACCTTATAATTACAACCACTTACAGACAATATTGGTTTACATATTTACTTATTATACGACGTTGCTATTTCTCAGGCTCCACTTCGATGGTTTCCAGGAGCTTGCGGTCTCGTTCAATAGTGGCCGATACCTGCAGGATCATGGCCCGATAATCTGTAATCTCGGTAGCAAGGCCACGCTCTAACCTCTCTTTATCATAGAGGATTCCGGCAGAGACTATCAAATCTCTAGCTGAGGCCTTTTTCAACTTAGCATCTGTTACATTTGATA